ATTTTGTAATATGTTCTACCATCTATTATTGCTTTTTCAACGTTATAAATTGATCCACTAGTTTGAAGTGGTGTTGTATCTTGAAATAATGTTTGTCCTTCAATTTTAACGGGATTTCCACTAATAGCTTCGCAGACTAATATATCATTTTTAATGTAATCTGCATCTGATGGTTTAATTACAAATTTTTGTGGTTGAACCATTTCAACCTGTTCAGCATATAATGCTTTGAACAGAATTTTAAATGCTTCTTCAGTTCCTTTAGATTTGTAAAAATCTTTAGATTGTCTGATGAAATTGCTTTCGTTTAAATCGCCATATAAACTTCTTTCTTCAAATCCAGGAAGGACTAAAGTTTTTAATTTCTTTAAAAATTCATTTAAAAAGACATTACTGAGATTTTCAACTCGTGCATTTGTTGCATGTGTTGAAATACCACTAGAAGTGAATGTTAGATACTCTGGTTGATTGGTCTTTGTATTTTTTTCAATGCCACTAAAACCACGAACACAACCAGTAAATGATGTAGATCCAATACCAGTGTATGTAATAATTTCATTATCAATTTTTAACAAACCCCACTGCGTTGGCCAACCATCTGTTGACTGCACATAAATGGTTTCATCAACACCACTAATGTATGATGTTAATGAAGTAAATCCAATTAGATTTCTTGTGTTTAGATAATCTAATCCTTTATATTCAACTAAATTATCTGCAATATCTACAGGACCTCCCTGATACTCCTGCGAGTAATAATATTGCTTTAAAAATTCTCCAAAATAAGGATTTTCAACATCAATGTATTCAGGGATTTGGCTCTGAACAATTTCATTGATTTTAACTTTAGATAGGGAGGTTTCGATCATCTGTTATCTTGTTTTCTTACCGTTTTGATAGCTTGATTGAATATCAAATCTTGTTCCAGAAGTATTTGCGCCAGAAGAGATGCTGTCTTGCTTCATATAGAAGTTACTCTTAGCAACATCTAGTTGCAAGTACAATTCTTTTCTTGCCAAAACATCATTTGACAGTGGAATTGCTTGAACTTCAATAATATTGTCTGCTAAACTGGTTGATGTAATATTTACAGTATCTATAAGGATTTCACCAGTGCTATAATTAACTGTTCCAAATTTGGTTGATAAAATATTCGTCTCTTCATCGGAAAGAATTTGGAAAAGGAAAAGATTTCCGATATTAGATCCATTTACGACCTCATCAGAAAAATAACATGTACCATCTATACCAAATACGCTAAATCCTGTACTCTTGACATTATAATTTTTCTTACCTGTATAGAATTCATTATCAAAACACAATTCATATTGTGCGGGTTGATTTATACGTGCAATAAGATCTCTTCTAATCCTTACTGTTGTAATATTTGAAGTAATAGCAGTATTGACGTTATCAATTAGTGAACAGATTTTACTATATTTAAATCTTCCTCCAAATTGGTTCATTTCTGAACTTCTAGCATAAGAAGTAATTGCAGAAATAACATCAGTTTTCAGATTATTTGGATCACCAACAAAATTTGCGTTATAGTAAACATAACTGTCAATTTCTACATAAAGATACTTTAAGTCCTCAAACTGAGGAACAATTCCAGCAACAGAATAGTTCTTTAAGGATTGTAAAAGTTGCTTTTTAGTGAAATCTGATAAGAAAGATCCATTTCTTGGTTTGGCAGCAATAAAAACTCGTCCATATTGTGGTGGAGTTAAATCTTCTCCACCATAAGCACTCACACTTTCAATATTTGGGTATAATGTTGGTAAAATTGCCTCGTAATCACTTGCTGTTACTGCTCTGTGCTGAGATGAATATAGTCTAGGAGCGAAATATTTGACACTTTCGACAGGTTCTATCTCATCTCCATTTTCAGATGGTACTTGTGCAGTTAAATCTGCGGTAAATGAGGTTATATTCGCACCATTTTCATCAAAAATCGTTCCAGCAAACCTAAAATCAGTCACCCCATTGCCATCTTTACCATTTGTCTTAATGTAAGATGCAGTAATTACGTTTCCTGACTGTAATTTTTTACCAAAAATACCATCCCCAAACAAAATTTCGTATTTTTCGTCTGTAGTTTCTTGAATTAAGTAAATATTTGAAGTAGAAGTGATGCCAAGGATATTATCAACTAGTTGATATTCAGTAGAAGATGTATCAGTAGACGTATTTTTTACTTTTACACGTAAAGTTGATGTATCAACACCATCATTTGGAATAATATAGCGTTGATTTGGTTGTGAATTATTAACTGTCCAAGAATTTTCTAAATATTGACCTTGATAAATCTCTAAACTACCAGAAGAAGACCCATTTTGCGCCGCTATGGTAACTTTTTCTGGTAAAGAAAAGATAAAATTGACATCCGATACACTTCCATTCGCAACAACTCCTGGTTGGAATGAAATTGTATCCGTTGTCGTAGAAATTCCACTAACAAAAAAGTCTACAGTTGCTTTTGCTGCACGTTTTGAACGTGGAACATATCCAATATTACGTGCAAGGGATACAACATTCTCACGCAACGTTGCAGAATCAATAAAAGTCTCATTCACCACCATATTTGTGTTATAGGCAGTGATATAAGAATTATATGCAAGCAAATTTATAATGACTGAAAGATTAGATCCCTCAAAGTCATAGTCTGTAAAGTTTGTATTTGCTCTTAGATAATCTTTAATTGAGGATTTTATATCCTCAAAATTTAAATTTGTAAATTGTGTTAGTGCCATTATAGTCTAGTTGGTTCTAAGATGAAGGTAACTGTCTGCGTAGGCGTTGATAAACCAACTATGTCATAAGATATTGTAACTTCTAGTGCATTATTATCAGGATCTGGATCAACTTCAACGCTTTTTAGTACGACTCTTGGCTCAAAGTTTGTAATAACGGTTTCAATTTCTGTCTTTATTGGAGCAGTAAAATCACTTGTTGCTAGTTCAAATAACGCTCCGCTAATTCTAGTGCCAATTAGATTATTAAAAAATACCTCTCCAATTTGAATTCTTACCAAATTTTGAACAGAACGCTTGATCGCATCCTCATTTTTTAGAGGAAGTATATCATTTGTAACTGGATGACGCTTCATTGACAATGAAATGTCTTTGAAACCTCTAGAAATTTTTTGAAGAGGCACTTTTTATAGGATCTTCGTTTATTTATTCGTATTTATAGGCATTCCATAACTGGGCTCTGTTCCATATTCCCAGTCATCATAATCCTCATCATTACGAAACTTTTCATGTAATTTATTCTGGATAATAAAATTATGTGTCTTTTGAATTTCCTGTTCCATTTTCATTGCTCTGATTAATTAAATCAGAACTTTTTAAGCGGTTTCTATCGCTTAAATTTTCAACTTCGTACATGAAATCATCAGAAGTTTCAATTTTTCTAAGATTTTCTACTGAATATTCATTCAGATCAATTTCATATCCTGGATTTTTAGTAATTCTGTTTTTTGTCCATGCATCATCATACCATAAAATTTTATTATTTGGATATGCATAGAAATTTCCATTATCCATTTTAAACATATGAGCACATTTATGCTCTGGAGTTTCGCTAAAATTAGTATTCAGTGTAGATTTCGATTCCCATGACCAATCGAGAGTAAACAGGTATGTTCCTTCATTTTTTTCTCCACGATAATTTATAAGTTCAGCTCTAAGATTTGCAAGTCTAGATCTAACTTGAACATCAATATATGGAGAAAAACAATCCCACCACATACATTCTTCTAATTTTGAAACTGGAGCGTCTGGTTTCCAACAGAACGCATGAATAGGTCTTCTTGTCCAATTAACACCATTTTCTAAAAATGCTTCAAATAATGGAACATGCTTTTCTAAAGATGCTACAGAATGCACATCACATAATGTTACCTCACCATGACCTTTTTTATGATTATATAAAAATTCATTACGAATGTAGCAGGTTATCGTTGGTAGATTGTGATTTAGATATGCCATAAAAAAAGACAGGAATTATTTCCTGTCTTATGTAGGTGTTATTTTGTATATGATGATAATAATTTATCAATAGTTATTGAAGCGTCTGTCAATTTTATCACTGCAGACGTAACCATTAATGACATTAATAATGTTGATAAATTTATTCTATTTTGTGTATGGATAAACTCCATCTTCGGTAATAATGTGAAGTGGAATCCAAACCAAAGTATTAATTATGAATTATTTTCCTTGACCTCTATAACGCTTTCCAGCACTGTTTCTACTTGTCGCAGAAATTTTTGTGTTTTTAGAGCGTCCCTGACGAGTATTTTTTGGAGATGATTCAATAATTTTTGAACCACTCAAAGATTTTTTCAATGCCATAGTTTATTCAACGTCGTAACCAAGATATTCTACCACAATATCGTCAGGATGGGGAGTACCATTTGTATAGAATTGATCAGCAAGTTCTTGCGTGATATCCAACATTTCTTCTTCCGTTACGGAAGAGTAAATTTTTCTCCCCTGACAATATATATCGTATTTCTCCATGTGTAATTCGACACAAAATACTACTTATTATATTAGATTACTCGTGTCTTCTCGTGACCAACACGGCAGACAGGATCACACCAAATTTCAAATCCTGCCTTGATAGCATCTAGACAGAATGAAACATCTTCACCACACATATCCTGAACCTCACCAGATTCAAAAACTTGCATCTGAGGTGCAAACCAAGGATACTTCATCTCTGGATGTTCAAAGACGCCATGTTTGATCAGTGTCCAACCAAACCCTGTATAATCTACAGTAAATGGTTTACGACGCTTTTGAATGCCATCAACCATCTCATGGTTCATAACACCACCATTGTTCTTGAAGTCATCTTCTTCAAGCCAATGTGCAACTGATGTAGTTACACCATCTTCAGTTGCATACCATCCACAAGAGATATCTTTATCCATCCACACTAGGCGATAGAAAGATTCTGTATTAAATACGATGTCACTATCAATCCAAAGTTGGTAATCATACTTCAGTTTACCATCCCAAGGAAGTTGATCGGGACCACGAAGAACATTAGCACCAAGACATTTGCAACGGGCAAAGTTGACCATTGAAGAATAGTCTTGTGAAATCTGGATTGAAGCACCATTTTGCACAAGATCAAAACATAGTTGTACAAAATTTTTGAGATATGTATATGAAACGCCTCTACCA